AGCGCGCCATAGGTGGGGGCCGCAACGTAGACCTCCCACTCAGCTTCCCCGCCGGTTGTCGTGACCATGTACCGCTCGGTGATCTCGAGCTTGCCGTCAGACATCTGGAAAATATTTGTCGGAAAGCGCGCGGTATGTTGGACGGCCATCGTTAGTCTCCGTACTCGGCTTCGGACATCCCGAACTCACTCGTATTATCCGCAATCGCCTGCAAGAGCGAGGTTTGCTTCTGCAACTCTGTCAGCGTCGTATTCTGCTCCGCCCCCAAGCGCGCCGCCGCGTAGGAACCGGAGAACGTGCCGATCACGGCCGCCGCCCCCTGAATACCCGCCCCGTTGCCCCGCGCGGCGCCGGCGCCCACCGCCCCCTCATCCGGCTTTTCAAACGGGTACGGGGGCAGCGTGATGCCGAAGGTGTCACGAATCCAATCGTTGACCTTCTGGAATGCCTCATCGCTTCCGATCTTCTTGATGAAGTCGTCCGCCCCTCCAGCGAGATCTTTCAGAAGCGGGGTGATGGTGCTTTCCATCACGCCAGCCTTACCCTCATCCGCCTCAAAAAGACGCTGCCGCCCCTGTGCCGCGGCGAAGGTGTAATCCGCGATCTTCTTCTGACGATCCAACTCACGCTTATCCATATCTTCCTGCAAGCTCTCAAACGCAAGCCTGCGATCCATGTCATAATCCGATTCCATCGTAAGTGCTTTGCGTTTATCCCCATAGAGCTTATCGACAGTACCCTGCTCGACTACATGAACTGCTACTCCGATTTCGGCAATGCGCGTAATCACATCAAGATACGCATTGTAGATACCGGAGAAAAGAACGTGGAAGATTTTTGCGATATAGTCTCCAAAGCTGAGAAAATTCTTCTTCATGTAGTCCACACCACGCTCAAGATCAAGGGTGAACTTGAACCATGCAACATCGAGGTATGAAAACGCGGCAGCGAGCCACGTCCTAATCGAATGCCCTGCCACCCGGATCGAGCCAACCCAAGCGGAAAGCCCGACGCTCATCTTCTTGCCGGAAGTATCTGTCCAATCCGACACTTCCTGCAACGAATCGATGAACAAAAACATCGCCCCTACCGCCAGAAGTATCGCCACCGGCAAACTCCCCAACAGTGCTAGCGGTTTGAGAAGAATAGTCGCCATTCCCTTGAGAAGAGAAAACGCAATCATCAAGCCCTGCGTCGCAATAGCGGCCACCTTGAAGCCAAGCCCGAGACCAATCAGAACAGCCCCCAAAGCCGCCGCGCCCGCCGCAACGTAGGCGGCCACGCGAACATACTCCGTATGCTTCTCGACAAAAGCTCCAAGAAGTGTCAGGCCGCCCCGCAGCGTGTCGGCGAACGCGCCTATCTGCGGGAGAGTCTTTTGCAGCGCGACGATGCCAAACTGCTCGAAGGCGGAGGTAACCTGTTTGATTTTCGTCGCGGCTTCATCGAGAATAATGAGCGTCGACTTATCCATGAGGCCCGAGCTACCTTTGATGTAGTCGAGCGTTGTCTTGTACTTCTCGATGTTTGTGATAAGAGTTGCAAGACCCCGGACAGCCTCCTGCCGCGGGAAGATGCTTGCAAGCTCCTGACTAGAAAGTCTCTTGATCTGTTCGAGAAGAGAAACAAGCCCCTCGGCGCGAAACTTATCCGGGCTGAGGTTGACGTGGAGCTTCTTGGCATTTTCGATTGTCTGTTTCGCGGGCTTGTTGAGTGCTGTAAGAATGGCCGCCATCGAAACCATCGCGCGGGCGGTGCCCTCGACATTACCACCAGCGCCCGCGGTGATCTCCGAGATCGCTGCCGAAAGATCCTCAAAAGAAATTCCGCTGATAGCCGCTTGGCCCGCGACGTTGCCGATCGAGCGAGAAAGAGCATCGACAGTAGTCTTACCCTTGATCTGCGTTGCAATAAGAATATCACCAACGCGCCCCGCCCGTTCTGTCGCCAAACCGTAAGCATTCATCACTGTCGTGAGAAGCTCGCCCGCCGCCGCGGCATTCGTGACACCAGAAATCGCGAGCTTGTTTGACACGCGGAAGAAGTCGATACCTTCCGCCCCGGTGCGGCCCGCCGAGTTGATGTCGTAGAAAGCCTTTGTCGCCGCATCCGCGGTCTGCCCAAACATCACGGACAAGTCGCGAAGCTGCCCCTCGTACTGGCGCGCCTCATCTCGGCTACCGAGAAGAACCCCGACGTCCGCCATACCCTTCGAGAAATCCGCCGCAGAACGCGCGGCGAACGCCAGCGGGCCGCCCACGGCGTCCCCCATAGCGGCAAGCGAAAGCCCCGCGGCTTGCGCCTTTGCCGCGATAGAATCCAGCGAGGCGCCGAACTTTGTGACCTGCTGGAGAGCTGCTTGCGCGCGTGCGACGATCTCAACGTAGACGCCGCCCGCTCTAATGTTTGCGCTTGCCGGCACGGCCTATCTCCTCCAAAGATCGTCTCGGGACTCTTTCTTCACTCGGGGCATCCCCAAGGATCTCCCCGATGGTACGCGCTTTCTTCCCGGAAACAAGGGCCTCCATATTCTGAACGATAAAAGCCGTTTGCTCCCACTCGAAACGATCCCGGGCCTCCGCTACTTTGACGAGCTCTCGGAGCCCGATGGGCTCTGCGGGGGAGAGTCCGGCGATGCCAAAGAGTTTCCAAACATCGTCCCAAGTCCATCCAGTACCCCCGCCATCTGCTTGTCGATTTTTGTTACGACGGCGAGTGCCTCGGCGAGTTTTTCTTTCGGGGTCGAGGTCTTGAGGATAAAATTTGTGACCGCGCGATACGCGGCCTCGATCATTCGGTTGTAGGAGGGACCATCTAGCGCCTCGAGGAACTGTTCGAGGCTTTCTTCATCCACCTTCGCTCGGCTGGCGTGCCGCGTCCCCATGTACGCGACTTCCGCGTACTGATCCTGTCGCATCGCGCCCGGGTGGAAGCCGCCAAGCGGCATCTGATGCTTTGCGGTGAACTGATGGACGATCGGAACCGTGAGCTTGATCTCCCACGGCCGTCCACGTTCGTCAGAGAAGGTTGTATCGAGCCACTGTACCTCTGCCATGACTTACCCCCTTTCATCAAAGGCCCCCGGGGGCGCCACGGCGCACCCCCGGGGGCGAATTACTCAGATCACGCGGGAGTGAACGTCCCGCTCGAGGTCGTGCCGCGCACCGGAACGGTCGAGCCGTTCGTCAGCTTGAAGTTGATCGTCGCGACGTCGTTGAGCGGTTCGCCTTCGTCACCGCCGAGAACCTGACACTGGACGCGCTCGGCGTACAGCGGGCCGGCATCGGAAACGACGCCACCGCGCACGCGGAGAACGTCGACCGAAGTGTTGGCGTACCACGCCGCTTCGAGGGCCGCGAACGCGGGATTCGGCGTCTCGCCCGCTGCCGGAACGAGCGTGTCGAATTCCGCCGACCACGACTTGAGACCGTCGGCCATCGCCTTCCAGCCCCCGCGCGCGCTCTGGCGCGAAGTGGCGTCGATCTCGTCCTTCGCCTTGCTGAACTTCACGTCGCGGGCGAGGTCGATTTCGGTCCACACCGGCACCGCGTAGGTTCCGGTATTGATGTACAGCGCACTCTCGTACCCAAGGGCCGCCTTCGTCATTGCATTTCCTCCTCCTTCAAAGAAAGGGCAAACCAGCCCTCCGGTATGTCAATCTCACCGGGAACCTCGTCCCCGGACTGAGTCTTGACCCACACCTTCGCCCCCCTGATCGTCTCCCGGATGCGAACGGGCTCTCCATCCGGAACGTAGATCGTCCGGGTAAAGCACCCCGGAGTAATCAGAAGCGCAAGGAGAAGAATGGAAGCGCCCCACCGAGCCTTGACCCGATCCTTGAGCTTCTTTCGCAACTCGGGCCTCCTTCCTCCATCTTCGCATCTGTCCTGCATCTTCTCAAGGATCACCGGGCCAAGCGCCCGGAACAGAACCTCAAGAATCTGTAGAATGATGGCCCACATCAGACAGTGCCGGCGCTCTCGAGCTCAGCATGAACCAAAGAAAGCTGGCTCTTGAGCTCCGCCTCCTCCTGCGGGGTGGCCTTGCGCTTTTCCATCGCCTCGAAGACTTTGAGCGTCGTCTTGAGGGCCTCATCGAGACGACGAAGGCCGGCGTCCGGCGCTTCGTCCGGGATCGCCTTCTCCGCCACCTTCACGGCGGAAATCATCGTCCCCGCGTACTTCTCGAGGCCCGGCTTCTTCGCGATGATCTTGTTGAGGATCGCGAGACCGATCGTCGCGAGAATCGTAACACCCGCCGGTGAATTGATGAACGTCCAGACCAAGCTACCGATGTTGTCCATTGCAGACCCCCTTTTCTTACGGATGAACCGAGTTTTCCCACAGGCGAGCCAACTCGCCCTGATTTTCGCGTAGGGTGGGCGCCAGCGTTGGCCGCGCCGGGTACACGTTCCGCTGCACCCGGCCCGGTTTCGCCTGCGCAGGCGCGGCCGCTCCCGCGAGTTTTTGCGCGAGCGTCACCTGTGCTTGGGTATTCAGCTTTGAGAAGCGATATTTCCCACCCTTGAGAGCAACCGGGCCAAAGCCCCCGAGGTACAGCTTGAACTTGCCGGGGCGGCGGCCTTTGTAGACTTTATATTCTACCCCGCCCAACTCGTGCGTCGCGCCGATCCGAAGGAAGTGAGCGTAAGAGAAACCAACGTAGGAACTCTCATCCCGCTGATCCACCGAGTAGATCATCGCGCTGCGCATCTTGCCCTTGCGGGTGTGCGGCGGGGTTCCTGCGGGGGAGGCGTCGGGGGAGCGGGTGATCTTCCGACGGGCTTCGCGGCGGATCATCTTGGCTCCCTCCCTGACGGAGGAAACGGCCCCCCGATGGAGGGCCGCTGCCACCTTGGCAAGCTCCTTGTCCTTCTTTACTCGGATATCGAAGAACGGTCGAGCCATGTTATCCTCACGTCGTCGCGATCAATCCGTGGGTACGCATCGCGGTCAGAATCGAACCGATCGCGGTACGCGCCTCGGCGTCCACTGTGGAGCCGCCCGAAGGATCCGCAATAGCCGTCTGCTGCGGCCCAAGGACCACGTTTGCTCCGATCTGAACGTATCCGTCCGTTCCCATGATCAGGCCCTTGTCCGCGCCGGAAAGCACAAGATCGGTCCAACTTGAGAGAACAAACGCTGTCGGAAGCGTCCCGCCCAAGTCGTAGCGGTAGCGGAAGCATTCCTCTACCATGCCGCCGGAGTCCGCGCTGAAAATGAGATCGCTCGTGTCGGGATCAATCCGAACAAAGTATCGACGGTTCTCCATTCCTGTCGACACTTCTGACTGGAGAAGCATCTCGCCGAAGATGAGCGGCTTGCGAAGATAGCTCTGACGAGCATCGAGCGCCGCGGTGAAGGCCCAAAAGCCCCCGCCGTTATCGAAGGTCATCTGCCAGAGGGGAATCAAAACCCTGTCAGTCTCGGAGCGATCCTCCCAATTCTTCTTCATCACGAGGGTAT